GGAGCCAGCGTTGCCGAGACCCTTCCCTGTAGTCACCTCATTTGCCACATGAGTACAAGTTGTAACCGCTATTGATGTCCCACTTTTAGTAAGCATATTACTCGAGAGCTGAGCAGCAACCGGTAAGTTCTGGCGCGGAACAGCGGTGTGGTAATCGAACGGCTGTCTCAGAGTGAAGTATTCTTGGGGCTGGGCCGCGAAGCGGTCATGACCGTTCAACTTAATCTGATATTTCAGACCGGCAGTCGCAGCCGAAGTTGCATTGACCCAGATTAATTCCTTAACCGGGTGATTGAAGTTGAGCTTCTTGTCACCCGTACCCGAGGTGTAAGTCTCTTTCTGGATCTGCTCAATGAGGTATTCATGGCTGACCTGAGCGAAACGACGACGCTCATCGGTATCGAGGTAGATGTAATCACACCAAACCTCCGGGTTTAGACCGACACCAGCGTTACCCCAAGTGAATTTAAGTTTAACCTCGTGGTACTGAAGAGCGATTAGCGGTAAAGCGAGACCCGGATTACGGCAAAACCAGAAATTTAACGGAATCTGAATCTGCTCGCAACCGGTTCCACTGGCACCGTGAGTGCCAATGCAACCCTGCATCGCCTTAAGACCTACAGCCTTGGACTCATCCGTGGATAACTCATTCCAGACTTCATGCCATTCCTTGTAATGACGGTCGATACGCTGGCCACCGATTTCTAATTCAACCTCGCTAACTAATGCCGAACCATCAGTGACGGACAGGAGAGCGGGCGCGGTAACGAATACCTTGTTAACTAAATCACCATTTCTAGAAACAGTGCACGTCGAGGTACCGGTGATAACACCGGTGTGACCACCGTTTAATGTCTGGCGAATAGATTCCATTGAGAAGTTAGTATGTCTGCGATAGACAACCTTAAAGAAAGTAATCTGCGGGTTACCGGTTAAGTAAATATCCTGAGCGCCATAAGCTACAAGTTGCATTAATCCTCCTCCCATTATTTTATACCTTAGTTTAGAAAATAATTCTGGTGAAATTAACTTAATTAAATGAAATTATTTCAGTCGAAAAAAAATTATTTCAGTAGGAATGAAAATAATATGACCATCATTAATGCTTCGTAATAGTTGATAGGTCTGAATTCTGAATCATCCGAACCACTATTAGTAACTAGTTTGGGCCATATGATATTATACGATATCTGTACGACGTATGCTCTCAGTAAAAATAACCCCAATAGAACTGCTGTGAGACCGATAACTTCAGTAGGATTTGGATTATCCAGGATTTTTTTAACTTTCATGCCTCCTCCAATCATTTATAGTAGAGGGTTAGAAAATAATAATGCGGTTGTTTCGGGGTCTAATTGTAAATCCAATACTTGTTTTACTGGGTTCATGATTTGATTAGTGATATAAAATTCATAATCGATTGTTTTATGATGTGCCTTAATATAATCGACATGTTCGATTCTATCTCCTTGCATAACTTTCTTTTCCCGGGCTTTGCCCTTCCTGATTCCACTTTTGTATGGATTATCGCAGTCATATAATATTTCCTTGGGCAACTTAATGTAGGCGTAAGGGATTCTGTCATTTGCCTTGGGTTTATTTCCGGGGTCTCTGAATGCCATTCTATCAGCGAGCACTTTATGTGCGATTTGTTGTGGATTCTTGTAATAACCATTAAGTGCTTTCGTTACTACGAAGTATCGTAGTGGAAATTGTTCAGTTCGAATCTGATGTAATGTTTCTTTGAGCCATTCAAGTGTGGATTTGAAGTCTTTCTCAATCATAATTTTTTCAATGACATTGCCGAAGACGTGTTTAACGATAGGTGAATTATCGCGTCGCTTTAATACGATGCCCATGGCATCTCGTTTGCATTCATTGATATCGAATTCATATTTGTCCCCAGTGTATCTTTTTTTCGAGATAAGTATAAATGGCCAAAATGTCTTTTCATATTCCAAATCCTGCGGCCATTGGAGTAATTTGTCGTGATGTTCTTTCATTACTTCACCGTCTTCGGTCTCTCTCCGAATGATACCTTTTGTAATAAACTCGCCCGCTTCTTGTCCGCATAGCATGCAGTGTTTGAGGGCATCTCTACCTGTAAGAGTTAGTCCATTTTTCTCTCGACTAAATTTCACAAAGACTGAATCAGTATCTCCGTAAATAACATCAGGTTCTGGGTAACCTTTTTTCTCTGCCCATAACTTAACTCCTAGGGATGCGTCGTCAATCCTGGACCGACCAATAGAAGTCGTGCATGCCGCGAGATTCATTTTGAAGATGGTACTGGTTCTTGCGCCCAATTGACCATATACTGAGTTAGCGGTGACTTTGTACGCCAACTGTAGACCATCGAGAACTTTTTTCTTAAATTCATCTGGTTCATTTTTCATTAGTTCCTTGGTTCTTTTGCGTGCGGAAAGAAGGTGGTCTAGAACCGCTGGGATAATACCGATTGGTTTCTCTCCTTCATCGAACATATTATGTTCAATCATATATTCAGGTTTTAGGAAGTGACAGATAGTTTGTGTTCCTGCGTCAATCTTTTCAATTGAATCACCTTTACCTTTACCCTGATAAATCCAATCTTGATATTTAATTGTATAATAATTACCTTCACCGATAATTGGCAATAAGTCTTTATTTTCGATATATGTTTCATGGGAAATATTCTTCTCAATAATAGATGATGGATAAAGGGATGCATAATCTAATACAGCGATAGGGTCATCTAGATAGATGCCGGGTTTGGGGTCGAGGACAACTGCTCCCTCATAACCATCTTGACCTGTTTCGGCTTGTTGAATAATTCGTTTATACCATTCTTCGAGTTCCCACTCATGTGGTTTTCTCCAGTCGGCGTCTTCTATGATTTTTGCTACAATTGCTTCTTTTGTTTCTCCATTTTTCACCATCTTAATATAATCTCTAATATTAGGTATTTTCTTGAGGTCGGGTATGCGGGTGTTACGTTCGCTAGACATTCTTGAGACAACGGATGTAATCTTGACGCCCTGTCCTCTTAGGAAGATATATGAGACTGGGACATAGGAAACATTAGCCATTCCAAGGTTATTGGGTATAATATCGAGAAGTAGTAGTAGATTAATACATAGTTCACAGTCTTGGACGCAGTATTTTGCTACTTCGGCGCGACCTTTTGGTCCTCCATATTTATGTTTGTTGAAAATATCTTGAGGTGTAATATCATCTTTATTGAGACACCATTCGACTTTATGATACAACTCTAGGTTCATATCCAATGATTCAAGAAGAGTAATACTACATGATGTGATGGAAACGGTATTGATTTGATATTTCTTGCCTTCTTCGAATAGTCCTTCACCGATATTAGTGTGTGTGCGAAAAGAAATGAAATCCCCGTCCTTTAGTTCTCCGGTACTAGATACGACTAATTGTTTATCTCGTATTGATTTAATCTTTCCGCGCATAAAATGCGATGCGACATCATCAAGTTTATAAGATTCTAGATTATGTCCTTTATGGACTTCTTTTTGGATATCGAATAGAATTCTGCCGTCCATTGTGATATAATGAAGAGTATTATCGCCTAGGGCATTTGATGATAATTTCTGTTCTTTCATTGTGCATTTTTTACATTTATGTTCCCCTGCTTTGAAGGGTTGAGTATTCATTTTACCGAAATTCATGAAATCTTTGTAGGGACAACCTTTTACGTGAAAATAATCATTACATTTATGAAGGCATGGAAATAATATCTTTGCTCTTTCACCGATATATTTGAAATCGAATCCAAAGATATTGTATCCGGTAACAAAGTCTGGGTCTTGTTCTCGAATAATTTTTGCCCATGCCATTAAAAGTTCTTTTTCTGACTTGCATCTTTGAACAATGATATTATCCAAGTCTGCGCATATTTCTTGGTCATCAAGGTTATCTTGTGGTGCGATTACGATAATATGTCGATTAAAATGACCTGTACCGATATCATAGAATACTGTTCCTATTTGAATGATGGGGTCGCCCTCGACTGTGATATTAATCCGTTGACATTCACCGTGAATAATATCTTGTATATCGTTAATACATTTATCTCGTTCTTTGTTCGTACTATTGATATCCATGATGATATTATTGAGACCTAGGTTGACGATTTCATCAATGATATTTTTGTATATTTCGGGACTAGGTTGTTCATTATTAGTTGTTATAACTTGGTTCATGTTGGCATATTTGTATGCCGTGGTGGATTGAAATATACCAGTAAATCCGGATTCAATCAATAGAAGAAGTTTTTGTGGTAAGTCTTTATTAATTTTTAAGCGTTCAGATTCGGATGAGTTTTTAAGCATTGCTTGATACGAATCATATACATCTTGTGCTAACTTTTTGAAATTCTTATTAGGTTGAGGGAAATCACCGTGACTGCTATCACATTCAATATCGAAGGCGGCGACTTTATATGAACTAATTTCATTTGAGTCTATGTTAGTGATGTGTTTGTAGGAGCAAGTATATTCGTGTTTACATGAAGTAAATAGTCCAGTTTTGTAATCATCGGATGTTTTACATGATATCCATCCAGTAGGATTGATTTTGGTGTCATGGATGAATTTAATAATGGGGTGGATAGATGATTCATATAAATTCGAATCACAGTCTACTGTTCTGGTGACAGACCTCCATTGGTCCAATCTGAGTTTACATTTAGGTGATAGATTACTGCTATCTTTTAGGTTGTAATGTTTTTTTGTCGCCAGAACGAGTTTTTTCATGACTTCATGAGTGTTTGTGTATATTTTGAGGAAGTGAAATTTCTGAATATTTCCAACTGCTTCATTCCAATGAAGTCCATAAAAGTCCTTCGCGAGGTCGATTTGTATTGCTTTTATGGAATCAAAGATTGTATATTCAGTATCTTGTCCGGGTTTGATTCCACAGATATCTTTGACGAGTTTGTATCCATCTGGTTGCGACCATTCATTTGGTATTTTAATATAAAAGTATGGTTTAAACTTTTTAACATGTACAACGATACGATTATTTTGAGCGTCGATACCGTATATAGTGCAAATGAATTCCTTCTTCCTGTCGAGTACTAGGTCATCTGATATTATATCGACAATTTGAAACTGTTTGATATGTGTCATTTCTATTCTTTATGAATTATTCTTTAATAATTAATATCTTACAGGGAAAAATCAAATTTAATTTTATTGTGATTTAGTAACAAATGAAAGAATTAAGTGCTCTCCTTTTCTGTGTCATGGTAGTTTTTGTATATATAAATTACATACGCAAGAATTTATATTTAGATAAGGTAAAGTCTACAGTCAATAATAAATCATATTATGTTCGTAATTTACCTGATAAACAGTTAGCGGCAGATAAACTCTCAAAAATAGGCATGTCTTTACAAAACTTAATAGATTCGTTAGGTGATGAAGTGAATAGTTTGAGATTAAAGGAATCATTTAATTCGGATTATATTACTGAAAACATACCTGGTTCTCAGTATGTCGCGTATTCTGTAAATAAGGGTGAGGAATTATCTATATGTATACGGGAAAAGGATACAGAGAAGTTTATTGATAATAATATTATCATTTTTGTGGCTATACATGAGTTAGCTCATATTATGACGGAAGAGTTGGGTCACACGGATGATTTTTGGAAAAACATGAGTTTCTTATTAAAGAAGGCGTCTACGCTTGGTATTTATCGGGTTGTTGATTATGATAAACATCCGGTAATGTATTGTGGTATGGAAATAAATTCAAGTCCCATTAACAAATATTAAATTATTAGTATATATTAAAATGAGTGACCCTTATCTCGATTTCGATAAAGATAATGATTTATCTGATATACAGGTGAATGTTTTCAGGGTAAAGAGTTCACTCAAAGGTGTTTCAGGTCCTGACAACGAATCTCGTCGAGAGAGAATACTACATGGTGATGTTACTATTTTTAATCCGGGTAACAAGTCTAATCCTACGATAGGTGATATAAAAATAACAAAGAAAAGGGTCATAGAGAAACGAATATATTTATCCGATACGATTGAAATTGTGCTCAATAAGATAGCGCATAACTGTTGTCCGGGTGAAGATGTTACAGGGAAAGATATTTATGCTTGGATAGATGATAATAAGAAATCACATGTTTCATTGGGTTTCAGTTTACCGTTAGGCATTAAATATGAAGATTTAAAGCGACATATGAACCCTTATACGGAGAAGAAATATGATGATAATTTCGCGAATATCGATGGTTCAGTAAAAAGGAATCCCAAATATTCATTAGATTACTATTCATCGTATAATTCTTATTTGGCTGGAATGAAAGAGTTTAATATTTATTTCTGTTCGGCGGAAGACATGATTGCTTATGTAAAGAATGATGGTCCAGTAAAGTTACGCGAAATCGATGAAAAACTATTATTAAATGGTTATCTCCGTAAATATTTGCCATTGTATCAGGATGATGATAAATTATATAAATCAACAATTATGAAGAAATTGGATTTCAATGAATATCAACAAGGTATTCAGGATATTAAAACAAATTGTTATCCTATTGATGCACGTCCAAATACATTAATATATCGTAATAGGGTTCTAGATAATTCGCTTGATATTTTTAAGATTTTCAAGGAATTCACTTTGACCGATAATGTGCCTTACATGCGAATTCAGATTGATTCGTATATGGATTCATATATTAAGTTGAATAAAAACAGTATTAATCGAACATATGTGAATGATTCGTCAAAAACCGTTACGAAAGAATTATTTGAGAGATGGAATCGTAGTATTTATTTACCTAATGGTTTTACGAAACCTCGTCCCGTAGACAAGGCTAATAGTATTACATTTATAATATACGATAGTGCGAAGACAAACTATGTAACAATGGTTCTTTATTCGACTGGGTCATGTGCTGTCTATTGTGAAAAACTTATGAGAATTGGTATATTTACAAATAAAGTAATATCATCTTTTATAGAAACATGTAATTGTACGATTCGAAAAATTAACGCTGCCGATTATTCGTATAATAATTCAAAAATATTAAATGTTTTAAAAACACCGTGTCAAATAAATATTTCATATTTGTATGATATTTCTGATTATAATATCAAGTTTCTGAGCAAGCCTTTTAGGAATTTACCGAGTGAATTCTTGATTATTGAGGAAGATGAAAGTAAACCGCTTCATTTATTGTATTGCAAGGCGAGTGAATATGAGAATCCTCAGTCATCATTACATTTCATATCAATATTACGGCGAAAGCAACTTCTGAATGATAATGTAATCGAGTTGGTTTCTCAGAGATATAATATCTCGATGAAGCAGGCGAAGGAAGATGTAGATGATTGGGACCGTATTAATTTAACGAAGCATATTAAAATAGATGCGACACAGATAGACACATCAGTTATTATTGAGAAGGTTTTGGATAGAATCAAAGTGTCGATAATAGGAATACCGACATTTGAACTTTTACATGAATTAATGCGAACAGTTAATTTTATCATGGGTGCTTACAAAGAAAAACGAATTAATAAAAACAAGGGTCTATCGGTAGATATACTCCAATTATTTAAGAAATCATCGACAAAAAACATCACTACAAAGATACATGTAGATGAGGTGATAATCGATGAACCGAGTGATGGACCAAGTGATGAACCAACAGGTGGACCAAGCGATGGACCAAGCGATGAACTAAGTGATAGAGTTGAATTATATAATGATGCAGATGATATGGAACCCGAACCTGAACCTGAACCCGAACCTGATTCAGATTCAGATTCAGATTCTGATTCAGATTCAGATGATTATGAAAGAATGGGTTCATCTGACAGTCAATCTGGTGGTGGTAGAGCTGGTGTGAAGGGTGCGAAAGGTGCGAAAGATGATGAAGATGAGTCCAAGTATCCTAATAAAAGATATTTCATTAAGCGTCTAGAGCAACGTGACCCCGATTTAATCAAGTATAAGGCTCGAACGCCTAGTGGGGAGTATGCGAAAAAGTGTCAAGCGGCACAGGATAAACAACCTATAGTATTAACTCGTGCGGAATTAGATGAAATTGATGAGAAGACGGGGTTCCAGAATAAGGGTCGTTCATATCTGAAGGCACGGAGGGTTGAAGGTCAGGGTCGTTCCGATTTATTTTACATATGTCCTAAATTTTGGGATAGGAAACATCAAATCCCATTAGACCCTCAAGAGAAATACCATCCGATAGAGGTCGATGAAGAGGGTGAAAAGACGATAGAATATCGTGATTTTGTATTTTCAAGGGAAGACAAGGATAATTCTCAATATATCCTTGAAAGGACTGGTAGGGCTGCTAGTAGAAAAGACAGTGATTCTTATTGGAATCGTAATATTTCCGAGAAAGATAAAATAGAATTTTACAATATTCAATTTATCCATGATGATGTTCATCCAGATTTATTGCCATTACCATGTTGTGGTAAGAAGGAGGCAAAAATCGGATATACTACGGGTGGTAAGGTGAATGTATTAATTCACAATGATGGTGTACCATCCTGGGTTACAGGGGAAATACCAGATAGTGAAATTATCAAGGTAAAGGGTCAAAAGGACAAGTATAAAATCAATGATGATGATGAATATAAAGTAATTATTAACGGTAAAATTGGAATGTATCATATAAGTTTATTAAAACCGTCTAGACGTGGTGACACAGGTTTGATATTAGATTTCCCTCTAAAAATTAATTCGAATGGTCATGTTAATGACCTTCTTCGTGATTTTTTCAATATGCGCAAGACGTGTCCGGTATTAACATCAAAAAGAGGTAAGAATGGATTTTATCGGAAGGGTATTACGCAGGGACCAGATGCTTTTTTGAATTCGATAGATACTATTCACTGTACAAATTCTAATAACAGTGAAATTACGAGACCGAGACAAGACTTGGTAAAGTTAAAGAAAAGAATAATCGAGGATATAATGAATCCAGATTTCAGACTATCATCGGTTGCTGGGGGCGCGTTTATGCAGTATTTTCGGAGTGAAAACATAGATGTTACTTCTGATGTTCAAAAGAACATAGAGAATAACGTGAAAGAAAATTTCGAAAAATATCTTCAAACGAATGAACCTAAGGATATAAAATTATTGTTACCTCTGCTTAGGGAAATAAGTCAGATGCCAAATAATCAAACATTCGAGGGTAAAAAGGTGAATATTATTGTGTTTGAGGATAAAAATGAAAAAATATCTATTGTGGAACCGGTTGGTAAATTAAAATTAATAGAGGATGGATATTTCGGGATAATCTATAAATCTCTAGAAAAGTGCGAACCGATGCTTTATTATTATGACGATTCGAGATATGGTTATTTATATGATAGGAAAGAGAGTGAATTACTAGTAAAGGGTGATGATATCATATATCAGGATACTATCGCGTCAATTACCTCAGCATTAAAAAACAACAAGTATACGATACAAATCAAGGATACAGATGATAAGGTAGAGATAGATAATTTAAATTTAAAAAAGTTTAACATGAAGTGTATAATAGATATTATCACTAATTTCATTCTAACGAAGGATAGTAAATTCTCCACGAATAAAGAAATAATAAGCGCTGGTTCAGACTTGGACCGCGTGATGTTTGAATTAGGTTATGAGCAGTTAAATAATGGGTATTATGATACATATAATCGATTATCGTTTATTGAGTACAAGGAGAAGAAGGTTAAGGGATTCAAGCGTATTACATTACCGATTAAACCTAAATCGCTATCGGAGTATACTCTTTCTAAAAAGGATTTACCCAAGCCAGTGAAAACTATCAAGGGTCAGTCATTATCATATGTTTTGCGATATTTGAAAAATGTCGATGACAAGGTTAATGAAATATTCGAGGGTAAATACCTATCTTACACGGATGATTTGAAGATTGTTGTAGATTCAGACAAAAACATGGTTGCTTTGTTATTGTCTTGTGGTCTTGTTTTACCGTTAATTAGTAGACCGTATAGCCGAAATTATAAATTTGAACTTGTAGAGATGATGTCATTAATAGATATGCAGAATAAATATTTAGTCGGGTCTAAGACTGAGGATAAGGTCCACGAGTATTATACTAAATATAATTCGGATAATGAGGCATTGTATGGTTCTTTTACGGCAATGTATAATGAAATAAGGGGAAACATATCATTAATTGGTAAAGTAAATCATATTCTAACTCATCCAATCATGGCTCCAATTCATAAAAGGATTAAATTGTTTTCTCTGTTGCATGTAGGTAAATTAATGATGATTGATTGTTCAGATGTGAAGAAATTCATCGAATATTTACTGATTCATGGTTTAGATGAAATAAACAAGATGTTCATTCATAAATTTATCTCCCTCAAAGAAATAAAGATTAGTAATACTTCAGATAATCATGCGTTTTTCTCCATGAAAGATATCCAGAATGAATTATATGATTCATTATTCTTAAAGCAAAGTGATTTTATTCGTGATATTTCTTTTTACGATGAATATAATCCGAGCATTCAAAAAAAATTATTACGCACGAAATTAACGAAACATCATGTTTCGTTCGAGACAAAATATCCGAATTTATTAACTAAATTATTCGGTGGTACAGTCAAAGTATTGAAAGACATTGTATATGGTTCGACCGATATAAAGATAATATCAGATATTATCCTTCATATACCTAGATTGGTGGGTGAGCAAGATATTCTAGTTCAATTATTGAAACAGGTAACTAGTTCTCCGAAATCATGGCGTAATCAAAATATAGTCTTATATGGTAAAGGTGAACCTGAGCAGAACGATATTTTAAAGGTTTATAAGAATAATGATGAGTTGGTCGCTGATATGGGTGCGGATAATTATTATTTAACGTTATATGATTTGAAATTATTATCAGGTATCTTGAATATTGGATTTGTTATATTTACCAATCGTTATACAAATAATCATGTCAAGTTTGAGACTTATATTATTTGTCACAAGAATATAATAAAGGAAAAGTTAACAGAATTGTCGTTGGATATGATATGCTTATATCAAGATTTCGATGATAATGATGATAATGATAAATCATTAAAACCTATTGAGATAGATGAAAATGTTTACACTGATTTACAAGTTTTACAAAAAAATACAGAATTCAAAAGAATCCTGAATAAGACACTGAAAATCTAGTCTAAAATAATATGTTTCATTATATTATAATGAATAGAAAAACTATTAAGCGATCTGAGCGACCTAAGCGGTCAAAGCGACCTAAGCGGTCAAAGCGATCGAATCGATCGAATCGAACAAAGAAGAAGCGAACAAAGAAGAAGGTAACTACTGTTCAAGGGCAATCAATTCTTGTATTAAAGATGTTAAGGGATTTGAAATGGCCTCGAACCGAGAGGCCAAATGTCTTACGAAAGGGTCAGGTAGGATATGAGGGATTTGCGCTTGGTATAGTAACATCATGGGCTGGCAAGGGTGATAAAAAGGGTTATCGTAAGATACTTTCGGCAAAATCACGTGAACCAAAATATAAAAAGTTGCTCCGAGAAACAAAGAAATTAATGAGATTAAGAGATCCTAAATTCAAGTTTACCTCGATTCAGTTTAATAAGAATCATAGGGCTGCGCGACATCGTGATGCTAAAAATACGGGTATATCTTATATCGTTGGTCTAGGTAATTATCAAGGTGGAGAATTATTAATCTATGATGAAAATGAAAAGAATCCCGTCAAACATGATATTAAAAACAAATTCAATACATTTAATGGGTCAATCTATCCCCATGAAACGAATCCATTCAAGGGTGAAAGATATACACTTGTTTTCTATTCGACGTAAATTACAGGCTATTACTGATGGGTCTTTTCAGTAACCAATCATGTGCACCCGTATCCTTTCTCATATTATCATATAGACCGGGTCCTTGCCATGGTTCATTGTATTCTGGTTTGGTCGAGTATTTATTAAAAAACATTGGTGAATGCATATTTTTCTGGTCACTTGGCAAGAATCGTTCTATGTATCCAGATAAATCTTTATTTTGATATTCTTTAATAGTATCAACCGATATAGTTTCGGGGAAATACATATTCTTCAAGCTATTAAGAGAAACCACACTAGTCAGGTCTTTATTCGTATATTCGAGTGATGTTTTATTGACACCGATTACATCGAAAGACTGTCTATAGAATGAATCAAATAACTGGTCAATATTTTCCTTGAACATATTCCCATCAAATAAAATACCTGTATCATTAAATTTGACGTCATATTTATTCAGGATAGTAGGATTAGACCCAGTTTGTAAATTCATGTAGTTAATATAAATTTCATCATCAATGATAACAATATCAGAAATAACGCGTATTGTGTAGAAGTGTTTCACGTCATAAATAAAAAAATCAACGAAATAGCGTTGATTATTATCTTGAGATATCATTGCGTATACGTTTTCAATCTGTTTGATATAATAATCATTCTTAGATATTTGTTGGATGGTATTAATCAAGTCTTTCATGACTGTTGTTAATTTGTCTTCGACTGATTTATCGATAGTATTTTTGTTGTAGATAAATTTCGAACAGATGCCATCCAGGGTTACTTTCGAACCGGAAGAAATACTATTAAATATTTTAAGTAATCTTTGCTCGGGTTTAACGAATCCCTGGTCTGTTATATTTGGTTCCGTATATGAACTATGTAGGTATCCAGAATTATTACTGTAAGAGCGAGTATAATAAAAAATGAATACTGCGAGAGCAATGAATATTATTAATTTATGCGCCATTATTATAGTAATTATATAATAGTTTTCCTAAAATAGGTGTCGATAATCTTTGCTTATTATCTCTTTCTTGATATCTGAGTTACCTCGAATCATTCGGAACATATGTGACCATCTTTCCCCGGTGTTCATGGGTATCACGATAGTTTCTTTGTGTTCATGTATAAATTCAGTGATGAACTTATATGCTGAATCGATATTGCCTTTTGTTCTCCCACCTGTAATAATAATCTTTCCGCTTTTAAATACGGCGATAGTAATTTTTTTACATGCGTCATCCTTGCCTTTTATATATTTACCGGAGCATGGGGTTTCGCAGTCACAAATCCCGAAATTATTTTTTTGGGCATTATAATAATATTTGATATTTACTCCGGGATATGTACATGGTTCATATGAAGAATAATATCCATTCTCAACGATAAGTCGATGTAGATTTTCACGATTAACTTCATTGTAGATATCAAAGTCACTGTTGATAAGGACAGTTTCGATTGGTTCGACCTGTTCGATCACCGTTGAACCAAAGACAAGTTTCTTACTTTCATCTGAGAACTTGTTTACTTCCGATAGGAATAATTCGATGGTTTCTTTGCCTTGTGTTTCCAACTTAATACCTGTCATCTGAATTCGACCATTATTAAATATCTTTGTATTGATACGCTTTGTGTTATAGATATGAAGTGTGACTTGATTGTAAAAGTATTTCTTGGGTTTAATCTTCTTGGGCACTTTCTTCCCATTTGAACCAATGTTCATATCACCGAGTTCAACGTATAAGAGTGTTTTGTTTATTTGAGTGCATTTCGCGCGTTCTTCTTCAGTTTTCACTGGGTTGTGGCGAAGGATGGCTTTTACGAGTTCTTCAAGATTTATTTCGGAAGATAATTTGCCTATCTGAACTATCGCAGATATATGTAAATCACTAGTTTTTAAGGTAGTTTCAGTCATTGTGTTATGACTTTCTTTAACTGAAAAATAATTATGTAAATCAAATTTATTTGTTTTTAATATTATCTTCTACATATTTCGCATATTGTAGAAGTTTGCGTGTTGTTATCTTCTGGGCGATATATTTAACAAGTAGTGGCAATGGTACAGTTGAGTTTAATATTCGATAATGAACAAATAGAATCGACCATGTAACGCAAAATCCACTATGATTATCGGGGTCGATGGTTGTTTGGAATGCAGAACCTTGTTGGTGGTCAACAGAATTAACTACTCGATAACCGGGTATTATCTTATTCCAAAATCTCGATAATGATTTAATCTTTTTGCGATAGGCACCCGGGACTCCCCCCAGTGTTGATGAAGATGTACGCGAACCGTGTGGTTCATATACTTCGATAGTTTTGTTTTCTTTATTAATGAGTAAGATATTCGCATGATTATCTTCGCTTGTAATTAAATTAAAGATGACTGGAATAAAAATATTGGATGATTTCATGCATTCTTTCACATTTTTAATAAGTATCGAATCATCGTAGAGTACAAATACTCCAGTTTTAATATCATTGACATCTAAGTGAATATATGGATTTTCAAACAAGCATAATTTCTTAAAGGCGAGGTTTTTGAAAAACTCAAGAATATTAGAATAGTTCTGGTAATGATAATCGACACCTCCGTGTGAAGCACCCGACCCTTTATTTGATATTTTAGACAGGGGGATATCAACTATATTATGGGAAGTGGCTGTCGATAGTTTCTTTGATTTCTTTGATTTGGTTGATTCAGTTGATTTCTTTGATTTCTTTGATTTCTTTTGGGTCATTATAATGAATGGATATTTTAATTTAGTTCTTCAACATCAGGATAACCTTCGCTACCGCTATCACTATCATCGTCATCATATTCTAGACCGCGCTCAACTCTATCACGATTAGCATCATCATTCGGACATAACATGAAAGTGATATCTTCCATGGCATCTCTTAATCTATCCCTGTCCATATTAAACATGTATCCAGCCTTAATCATATTGAGAACTAGCGTCTTCATGTCGCCATAATCACCGATGATAGTTTCCATGTCATCGGGTCCATTCACAATAAATGCTCTGATTTGTGAGTGTAAGTCTTCGATGGTAACAATTTTAAGTTCCTTCATTTATGAATTATAATTTAAAAAAGTATTGTTAATTTAACGCAAACCATGAAAGAATTCAATATAGATTCACTTGACTCGAAAATAACAAAAATAGAATCTGAACTAGTGGTGGAAGATAAAAAATTAAAGGATTTATCCCAGGTCGTTTCTTTAGGTGAATACGCTGACCCACGAGATGAATATTCCGCGAAAGAAAATTATTATTCTCATTTAGGGGAAAAGGAGAAAAAATATCAGAAAGCAAATGATGAATACAAAACATTAATATCTCGATATTCGGATTCTTATTTAGAGATGAGTGATTTTTATGTGGGTCCTGAATTAAATCGTCAAGAGGGGACCTTTTTAGATAGTCATGATGAAGTGTCGACGCTTTATTTTTTATTTGTAATGGGTTTAATGATTTCTAAATAACTTTTATACAGTGTTTGCTCGCGTTGTTTTAAGGTTACTGGGACGTGGTTTAGGTGAATTCCTGCCCAAATTATAATCCTGGAAAATATACGTTTCGCTTGGGGTGCCGGCACGACTGATTAGTGAAGTCATTTGATATGTGATTAATGTGAATATGCTTCCGTAGAGTGATATCTGATAATTTTTGAGATGATATGAAATATCAATGCATGCGTTGCATATGATATCTGCTCTCAAAACACTGGTCCATGAATTGCAACCGTATGCTTCACAGAATCGATATGAAGCGTATGATAATCCCGCCATGGCGGTCAAAGTTAGTCCGAGATTAACGAAGTTCTTGAATGACTTGGACATAGTGCAAGTTGTATGGTCTCTTCGTGATATGTTTACTGATATATTTACTGTGATACTCTTAATATCAAATCAAATTTATTTATCCCTATTCTCGCTGATATAAATACATAGACTTAGAATAATGATAAACCACAACCATAGGAAACAAATAGGATGTTTCTCAAACCAGAATTCAAAGCATTTTGGACCAAGGTCCATTATTAATTTGATAGAGAGATTATTTATACATGTGTTTTTATCAAATTTATAATCTATCTAAAGATTATAGATATTATACTCTTAATCATGAATGTTTACAATCAGGAAACCCTCTTAGGGATTTTCGCTGATGAAGCATTCCTAGAGGAATATAACAAATATACATCGAGTAATGAAGAACTTGCGGAACTGACATTATTTATTAATTCATTACAACTCAATAAGAAATATTTCAGATTGGAGATGAATAAGAAGCAAGGACCTAGAAAAAAAGCAACAAATATGACTGTAAGTGGTGATACTCAATCGATAAAAGAAATAAACAGTCTTCTGAATAAATTAACCGATGGTAATTTCTTAAAGATTCGTGGAAAAATTAAGCTTAAATTAACTGATAAAGACTATTTATCAGAATTAATAATAGAAAATATATTACAGAAATGTATTGTTCATACTTCTTATATTCCGATATACATTGAGTTAATCCAATATCTCTATTCAGATACCATGAATTCTCTGGTTGAGAAATTATCAGATAAGATATTCGATGCTGTCTCAACTATGGACATTTCCCATGATTCCGAATATATGACTATGTGTGATAAGAATAAACGCCTTGATAAATTAATCGGTCACTCGATTCTGATAACAGAGTTAGAAAAAACGAAGATAGTATGTGATAAAATTCAACCTATCCTTAAGAATTTCATTGCAGTCTTATCTGAATGTGAGAATATCGATGAAAAGTACAAATGTGTTCAGTGTCTCTATAATATATTAAAATCATATTATGGTGAATGTCGTCTGCCCAATATATATTTGGACGAACTGAATGTATTAATCAGTACAGAGAAATCCAATAAAATCAAATATAAAATGATGGATATCGTTGAGAGAAAATAATATTATGATATTATATATGAACAAAGTGTTGATACAACAGGTGGCGATAATATCGTTTTTCATGATGTTTATTTATTCGGGTGTAATGAAAATTATTGGGTTCACTAAAAAGACGAAGGGATTAGAAAAGAAGACTGGTCTACCATTTATTATCAATCAGTTAGGGATGGTATCAGTCATTCTATTAGAAATATTTGGTTCATTATTAATCCTTGCTTATTTTTTGGGTAATCCATTGGGGTCGATAATAAATAAAGACATGATAAAACTAATATGTCAGATTTACATGTTATTCATGGTAGTTGTTACTTTCTTGTATCATCCACCGACTGATAAACTTATTCCGTTTTTATCCAATGTTACAACATTTGGTGGTTTATTATTAATCTATAATAATGTATAATGAAGGGCATAGAAATATCATTCTTATTAATTAATTTCGTTATTGGTTTTTTCTCAGATATAATATTAAATTTATTGACTCATTTATCGAGCAACTATGTAAAACCATTATCATCACTTAAGCCTTATTTTAGTAATAAATCAGTTATGAAGGCTGCTCTTTATGCGGGAATAACTGTATTGCTTATTGTATCATTCATTACAACTTTATTCAAGTTTCTTTATGGAAAGTCATTACCGTCTACTAAAAGGGAATATTTAGTATTTTTATTGATTACATTCGCATGTGGATTTGTATCTGATATAATTATAAATCGATGTAATGTATTCCCTCTTTTAAAAGATTATTATAATGAATTGGGTGAAGGTTTGTGGGGTGGGTTGGCGATATTATTTTCAGTAGTTGTAAGTTTAATGATAATTTATTTATATTAATTAACAATAAATGACGGAAGAACGACTGATACGAATAGAAGAAAAATTAGATTTAATTTTGAAATTATTGGAAGAAGATGTCAAACCTAATTGTGGTAAGATGGGTTCTCATATTGATTTTGTCGAAGATGTATATGATAATGTAAAAAATCCACTAGGATTTATTTGCAATAAAGTAAATTATTTACGTGGTACGGATAATACTCCTTATAGTTTAGAGGATACATGTTAATTGTCTAAGAACTTTTGTAATTCTTCATAGAATTTCTTTTTTTTATTATGTTTTCTCGGTAACTTGAAGAAATAATACTCATTTTTGTTTAATGATAAATTACTCTGTCTATTATTAATGATTATTTTATCGCTTGTAATTTTGATAATTTCCCCAGTTTTGTAGTATTGACCATTATTCTTGCGAACTACTACCAATCTGTCACATATAAATAATTGGCTTGGGTCAATATATTCATAATTATGTATTCGATCTATGGTTTCATCTGGCAAATACTCGGTTAGAACCGCATGTTTATCTAAATACAGGTTCAAAAGATGTTCCAATGGTTCCAGAGTATCAATCTCGATAGACATTTAAACCTATATAATTACATAAGTTTAAATTAGTATGATAAAAGATATCGCGCTGATTCGAAAACAATTGATGGGTTTCTCAGAGGTTGAGATGCCATATGATTTTGAACATGATTGTATTATTCAGTATATCACGAATCGCGTTGTGGATGATATAGAGATAGAATATTTTTCTACTGGGGGGAAATTTATTAGGCGATGTAATGATATTTTAATTTTAGAGATTAATGGCAATAATAAAGTTGTTCCAATTTGCAAGCGAGATAAACATGGCACGGTCGTCTATCAGAGTAGATTCTTTATAGAGGATAACGACAACAAACTTATGCAGGGTGGTGGCAGCAAATCGAGCAAATCGAGCAAATCGAGCAAATCGAGCAAATCGAGCAATGATATTATTAAATATCAGCAATCTATAATAGACAAATTAATCGAAAAAGTGAAAGATGTTGAACTTGAGAAACAAGAATTACATGAAACTATCGCCACATATGAGGATTTACTACAGGAGGGTAGATTTAAATTGAAGGACCTATCTATTGAATTGAGAGATAAAATTAAGAAAATAGACCATTATGAAGAATTAATACCAAAATTATACGCTTCACGTTAAATAATATTGATATCCAGACCGATAATATCTCGATAGCCATAGGATGTGATAGAATCCTTTAGTAGATATTGTATTGGTGTTACATAATGGCATAAGTTTACATCATCTTGAAAAATGAACTCATTTTCCTCTAGGATAGTTGAAAAAAGGACTTTATTTTTCTTCAAATTATAAACGGAACTTTCACCTCCACATATATTATGTCGGTTTAGGACGCATGCTGATATAATATAATCACAGCCATCTCGATGAATGCCTTCCATTGAGTTGTGTGAATCTATTCCCGGATAACATATTTGTCGAACTTGATGAACATCGATAGTCATTTCTTTTATTTTAGATGGATGACTACGAATTACCAATTGACTTGTCATTTGTATCATGTAAAATATAAACAAATCATATGGTTTTTCGATTGTTGGGAATATTCTCGGGTCCCCACGCTTATCTTTTACATTTTGTCTAAAAACTTTACCGGGTTCATGTTTAATAGTGAAATCGTTATTGTTAATATTTTTGATACTATAATGAGCATATCTCCGTTGTCTTGTTTTATTTCTCAGGTATGCATCGAACGGTAAATTATCGTATGTTTGTTTGAAATCATGTGTTAGAAATACTGGATATTTACAAATATCAAGTGATGTTTTAATGAATGGTTTGCCAATGAAGTTGGGTAGATTGTATCTCATGTCCTTTTATATAATCAATTGATTTGCGTTTAAATTAATTATGGACCGTAAGGACTCTCAATTCCATCATAGTGACCAGAATCTTCAATGAATCTCGATAGTCCTTGTTGCTTCACTTCTAAGAATTTATTTTGTAGTTCTTCATCGTAAAGTATTGTATTATTGATAAATTTAGGATTACCATATAAATAGGTGGGTTCTCGTAAGAAATTCTCGTCTTTTTCTAATTCATTTTCATAAATAAGAGAAATATCTTCTTCTGGAAAGGCGCCAGGTATTAATCTGAATTGAACATCTAAATTTTCTTCGAATCCGTATGGATTTTCGCAAATAGGACTATGATAAAAATGGTCATATGTTCTTATTTTATTGATATCGATGAAGGATGAATAAGTTCCTTTCAAGGGCAAATCAACTCTATTTTGTTTTACCATGTAATTATTCGCCGGATATTTTTCAAAGGGGAATTCGGGGTCGTTCTTAAACTTACTATGCTCGCAACTATAAAATTGCGTGCTATCGGGTTTTGAACCTGACCCATTGTTATTTTCATAATTTTCATAATTTTCATATGAGTCTCTATTATAACACAAGATAAATAGAAAGATAAAAAATAATAGGAGTCTATGTCTCATATACTATTAATACTATAAAAGAATAATGTCGCTAATTTGTCTATTGACCCGTACTCCCGAATGCACCAATCCATCTTTCACTAGGTGAGAGTCCATCGACTAGGTCGAGTTTGATTGTCTCGAGACCAGGGGCAACAATTTGGAACAGTCTCTGTCCCTTTTTCACTGTATATTGTTCATCTGAGTGATTATCAACCGCTGCGATAATATTACCCCTGTATCCAGCATCGATGATGCCAACCGAATTCGCGAGGCGAAGTGGTGTCTTTGAAATGGATGACCGAGCATAGAGATAATAACTGACGTTCCTCCCGTCTTTCAGCGCCTCACATTGAACCTTAAGGTCGATGAATTTAGTTTCGCCTGGCCCAATCACAAGTTCTGATGGACAATAGAGGTCGAGTCCCGCGTCGCCACGGTCTTGACGTTCTCTGTTAGATGCTGGTAGGGCATTGATGTGATACATCTCACAGATTTCATCATTGTTGGGTTTCATAAGGAGATTCATGGTTGTAATTGTAATTTAGTTGTAATTATAAGTTTAACTATAAATCAAATTTTGTGTCGCTCCCATCAGAACTCGTCATAATTTTCTAACGAATCCCTCATATGCGATACTAGTATCGGTTAGTAACTGATAAACCTGGATTTTACAGCACCTCATCCGCCACCCTGATAAACATTACGTTTCTTATACGTCTTACGTTTCTTGTACGTCTTACGTTTCTTGTACGTCTTACGTTTCTTGTACGTCTTACGTTTCTTGTACGTCTTACGTTTCTTGTACGTCTTACGTTTCTTGTACG